CCACCGTCAGCAGTATATGCGCCTGGCGAACCATCGTTAAGAACTGCTGGGTTAGTTTCACCGTTAGATGAAGTACCGGCAGAGCCTGGGATGTTGTTGTTTGCAGCAGCACCAGAGAAAGCAGATTCTGCTTCGTCATAGAATGCTTCTGTACCGTTTTGCGCCTTGTAACGTGAACGCATTGCGAAGATAAGTCCAGTTGGGCCTGTCATCGGTTGTACGCCAGCGATATCATAAGCGATAAGGTTTGGCATAGCACGTCTTACGAGTGAAATCAGGATTGGATCCCAATTGTCTACGGAAGAACCTGTGCTGTTAGTTGGAGCAGCTTCTCCAAGGAAACCTCTGTCCTCTTTGAGTGCTTTTTCTTGGTTTTCTAGGATAACCGTGGTTACAGCTTTACGATAAGAATCATTGATCTCAGGAAGATCGTTGTGTTCTAGGACTGGTTGCCACTTTTCCTGTAGATGTTCTGTGTTGAACATTTTTGTTTCTCCTTGATTGAGTTTTCTAATAATATTTATAAAAACTGATTTTTTGGAACATTATTCTTCCGCTAAATTAGTCTTTTGCCCGCTTTACATTTTTACTGATTGCTGCCATGTAAGCAGACATTGCACCAGTTGTATCGTAAGATTCTGACCCATCAGTTTCAGTATCTACAGATTCAGCGATAGTGGTTGCTTTCGGGAAATAACTTTCCTTGAGCGTGTTGAGTTTTTCTTTGAAGGACTCTTCATTGTTAAACTCTGTATCTTCTGCAAGTGCCTTGAACTTCTCAACCTCTGTATCGGCGAGGTCAGAAGAGACTTCTGCAAAGACACTCTCACGAACCAGAACGTCATGTGACTTTTTAAGGTCAGCAGTCTTTTCAATTTGTTCGTTAAGTTTTGCTTCAAGTTCGTCAATCTTTTCAGACTGAGTTCCAAGAATATCGTACTTCTCATCTGGAACATCAATGTAGTGTTCTGCGAACAGTTCTTTCAGTCCAGAGATGAAGTCCTCAGCGATTTCGCCTTTAAGACCACGCTCAACGGCAATTTCGTTTTCTTTCATCCACTCTTCTACAACGTAGTTCATGTATGCGTCAACTTTTTCAGTCAACTCATCTTTTACTTTGTTGATTTCTTCAGCGACTTCTTGAGTTTTTTCCATCTCAATTCTTTCGACTTCAGAACGAAGTTTTGATTTAACCGCTGCTTCAAAAATAGTTGTCGCTTTGGTTTTGAATTCTTCAGAAAGTTCCTCACCCTCTGTGAGAGCAGTAACATCTTCAGAAACATCAACAGAAGAAAGTCTATCTTCAAGAGTAGATTCTTCAACCTTCTCTTCTTCTTTCTCTTCTTCTTTTGGTTTCATCATAGCGCCGTATGCTGCTTTCAGTTCTGTCGCTTTCATCATTTCCATTTTGTCCATCATGGCAGCGATCATATCTGCTTTTTTCATTGCGCCTTCTTCTAGTTCCTCACCATCGTGATCTACTTCATCACCAGCGGCAAGAGGTTCTTTAACCTTTGTTGCAGAAGCATCTCCGCCCATATCTCCTTTAGCGCCTTTTTGTTGTGCGTCACCTGTTACCTTCTTTGCTTTCGCACCAGCATTGTGCGAACCACTTTTGGCATCAAGAGAACCTTCACCGGCACCTCCAAGATCTTGGACTTCACCCTCTGCTTTTTCCATTGAATCGCCTTTAGCGGCACCCTTTGTTGGGGCGTCTTGTGCTGCTTCTTCTAGTTCTGCAGCAACTTCCGCTTCTAGTTCCTCAATTGTCTTGTCTAGTTCTGACATTGGGATTTTCTCCTTGAGTTGTATATTAACATATTTATAATGATTAAAGTTTTGACAAGAATTTTGCAAAGGCGAGAGCGGAAACTTTGTCGTTCCGTTGTCTTACCCCTTCATTAATCTCATCTTTGATGTTTGAAATCTCTACCTCTTTCAACAGTCCGTTATCCCAAACCCACTCTTTACCTTCCATGATACCTTCTACGAAGGCCTGAGGTGCAGAAGGGTCTGCAACAATATCTGCCGCCGTGGCAAGATAAAAATCATCTTTCACATAGTTTGCACCGCTTCTATTTTCCAGTGAACCCATACCTCTTGAAGAGACACCAAGTTTACCACCGTCTTTAATTAGTGCTTTCGCAATTTCCCCCATTGGAGTTGAGAGCAGTTTCGCCTCACCAATAAAGTTCTTTCCATCCGCTTCCAGTTTTGTGATCATGTGCGATACTCTGTCAAGGTTGACAGTAGGGCCCTCAGGATGTCCAAGTTCCCCGAAGGCACGACCTTCAGCAACAAATTCTTTGTTATAGCGTTTTACTTCTTTCGTAAGAACGCCCATAGGGTAGACACGACCGTTACGGTTCTTCATGTCTGCCTGCATAAAGATTCCACGAATCTTCATGTCCTTTTTACCATCCTCTTTTTCTTCTAGGATGTATTCTACTTCTTGTATCTGTTCTGCAATAAGTTTCATATTAGAACCCCGCCGATACTATTGGTGTAATGAACAGTGATGTTGCACCACGAAATCCTACACCAGCGTCAGTATGAATAATAATACCACTGTTTGCATTAATTCTGATTGAACCAGTGTCGCCATCATCTGCAGCATTTCTAATTGTAACCGCCTGCTTTGAACCATTATTGAATACATAATGTGCAGTGTGACTTTTACCTCTAGTAGCATTAGTGGCGAGTGCTTCTTCTGCTCCGATTATTTTCATGTTACTTTCCTTAAATTGATAATACCTCTGCTTCAAAATAGTCCATAAGTTTCTTTGGCGGAACTTTGAACTTCTTAGAAACTGAAGTAATAGTTTTGTCAAAAGTATTTAGGAAATCTGAAGGTTTACTCTCCATTTCCTTAAAAATAGCGTCAACAGCGTCTTTCATCTTGGGGGATAATTTCTTATACTCCCTAGATGTCTTATGCTCGTCTTTTTCTGGCAACTCTTTATAGAGTTGAGAAACAGTCTTACTCACTATCTTCTTCTACCTCTGGTACATGATGTTTCACGAATGTTTTCGCAACATCTTGTCTTTTCTTTTCTAGTGCGTCACCCACCTTAGATGCTAATGCATTGTTAAAGTGTGTTTCTGCGCCAAGGTTATCACCATCGCCGATTGCATTTACAAAGTCTCTTACGGTATCCATTATTTATCTCCTTGTTTTGGATCGTTGTGAGCGAACATTCCGTCATCGCCAGGAGCGCCCATCTCACTACCACTTTCGTCTTTAATCTGATTTTCGATTTCTTCAATCTCTTCATCAGACATTCTAAGAACATTCTTTCTGACATACTCTTTAGAGAAGTATGTACCTACATAACTTTCAATCTGTCCAAGCATATCAATTCTATTCTGAAGAAGTTCTGCATTCTTCAGTTCTGTAAAGTGTCCATCTTGCATAAAGTCAAACTGCAAGTTTTCTTTAATCAGAGGCCACTCATCTTCTGCGATAACACCTTTAAGTAGAAGTTGTGTACGAAGCATATCCATAAACAGGATTGTAAACTTCTTACGAAGTTTCTGTACGAACTTAGTAAACTTCAATTCATCTCTTGTGATGTTATCAGAACGTCCAATACTGAATGAGTTCTCTGCCTCAAGTCTTGAGATAGGAACATTCAATGAACGATACAGTTTATTTTGGAAGTACTTGATATCGTCAATCTCACCAAGGTTTGAACCGCCCGGCAAAGTCGTAATCTCTGTACCTCTACCACCTTCTCTACGAGGCAACCAGAAATCTTCCAACATAGACATATGATTTCTATCGTCACGAATCTCGCCAGTCTTTGCGTCATACACCAACTTGTTTCGATAACGATTCATCACATCTTTGAGGTACGCCTCTGCTTTCACTTTCGGCAAGTTACCCACATCAATGTAGAAGATACGTCTTTCAGGCGCACGAGAGATACGATAGATAACCAACGCATCCTCAATCATACGCAACTGATTGACAGGTTTGATTGCTTTTGTTAGATATGACAGAACTGTACCTCTGTGCATATCCACTAGTCCAGATGGACAATAAGAAATAGAGTCAGCAGTAATTCTTACACCCGAAGATGTTCCTACATTCTGTTCCCAACCTTTGTCGTTGAACAAGTAGAAATCCTCAACTGACTTTACAAAGTCCATGCCAGTTTTCGGGTCTTTCTCTTTTCTTTGTTCTCTGACCTTCTTAATTTTACGAGGGTCAATAAAACGTAATTCTTTAATCCCCTTGCGAGGTGCTTTTGTATCAATAATCTTGTGATAATAGATACGTCCATCAACGTACCAACGTCTGAAAATATCATGCCCCTTTGCGTTGAAATCAAGCAAACGCAATACTTCATCGAACTCATCTCTGATTTTCGATTTGATGTTTGGGGATTGATCTAGTCTGTCGAGGGAAATTGATACGGATTGTCCTCTTTCGTCAGAGACAATCGCTTCGTTTGCGATATCTTCAATTGCACTATCACACTCTGGTTGTTGTGCAATGTCACGATATCTTCTTATTAAGTCAAGTTCATTTCTATCACGCCCGTCCATGTCAAGGACAGAAGCATAATGTCCACCGCCTGATACTACATCAAGTGTGCCATCGTCAGTGGAAGGAGCAGAGATTCCATCTCTACTCCCACCCTGATTCGCTCTTGTGATTCTGAAACCAAAAAGTTCCGCCATACTAAAGTTCTCCTAGTTTTACCCAACTATTTAGTCGGTTTCTAAAACCAGATTATACACTACTTGCAGAGAATGATGTGTATCTCCATGTCACATCAAATGTTTCGATTTCACTTACAGTATCCATATTCAAGTCGATTGCTGCAATTGCAGTAGGCCAGCAGGTTTTAAGAACATACGATTTAAGAATCGCATCATCTCTATCCAACTGTTCAATCAGAATGTCAGATGTGTAAGTACTTACGTCTGATGTACCAAGACTTGTTTCCAAGTCGTTGATGCCACTCATCCATCTTTCCATAGCATTACGAACTGCAAAATCAGTATCGTTCATAATTGTAGTTGTCCAAGTCTCAAATGTTCTATCACCAGCAAGAAACAACTGTCTACCTCTAAAGTTGACAGGGATTTCGGTGATAGTTTGTCCAGGCAGCGCTGCCGCCTTTACCATGAAACTTGCATTTTCTGGTATCAATCCAGTTGTGATTGCC